CCGCGCGGACGCATGCAAGACCGATAATTACACAGTGCTCAGTAAAAGATTTTGAAAAGCCATTACCTTGGCTGCTCATCGTTCCGAAAGCGGCCAGGTTCCCTTGGGGGGTTGTAGTTCCGCTTGCAGCTTTTGGGGCGGTTTGGGCAACGGGATGGATGTTGATTGGGGTTGAACCTCCACCGAGATATTCAGGGCGTTGAAGTCTGAAGTCAGGCGAGACAACGCCGAAATGAGATCGGATAATTTCAGTGTAACGTGTACCACCACGGGCATCCCTTTCGTAGAGTTTTTGAAGTTGGAACGCTTGACGGAGTTGGTTGATAGTAGAAGCAGTAGCAGAACCCAGATCCGCATAGATCTTTGGCATAGCATTGCCCGAAGCGCCATCGCCTTCAACCCAGAATTGGCCAGGACCAGTAGCCGGATCGATCATCGCAGCGTGGGCATAAGACCGACCGGAAGGCGTCCCACCAGTTTCTCGCGCAGTAACAGGACCGAACGAAAAGGTTCCGTTGTCTTTCCCAAGACCAATAACAGGAGCATTTCCGCCAAGAGGAACGTTGACAGAAGGACCTTTTTGGGGCCAGGGGAGGCAGGACGTAAAGTAATCGTGCCGTTTCCCACGCTTAAGAAGAACATAGTCAGTAGGGTCCGAGTCGGTATCACCCTTATCGACGACCACAGAGTCTTGAATATTTTGGTCCCGAAACCATTCGTTCCAGATCAGATTGTAGGCACGATGCCACAGAGCTGAATGAATCAGGCCCGGAACGTCAGTCGGGATACCCATATAGTCAGAAAGATCGCCGTAAATGTACCCCGTAACAGCGGGAGAGGTCATCTTAGGAACAAGAAAGACCGTGGAGTCACCAGGGTCAGTTTGTTCACCGTTCATTTTTTGCCAGTTATCCCAGATCAGCCGAACTGGTACAGCAAAAAAGAAAGTATCACAAAAAAGATTGTCCATGAAAGGAACAATAGGAGTAGCCAGCCTAGCGAATTGGGAGACGGAAAGATTGAACGTATCACCGGGTAGAGCCTCATCAACAAAGATTGGCACAAGGTAGCCAGCATCGAAAGTAGTTTTATGGCCGTGAGAACGATCAAAAGAAGATCGCGGAATATCGGCCTTTGGGACCTGAGAGAAGGAATGGTTCATTACAGATTTCATGGTAACCCCTTTTGGATTTTTTAATTATTGCCAGGCATTTCGCCAATTGGCAATTGCATTTGTTTGTCCTGGGCCTTGAATTCAATAGCTACTCCAAGAGAGAGAGGTGTCAGCATAGGCATAACCATCCCCTTCGCATCGTCAAAAGATCCGATTTCCATTAAGGAAAAGTCACAGGGATGTTTGCCGATTTGCGATTGGGGGTCGTTCGCGATGTCACCGAAAGCGCGGAGAGCCTCGCCTTTGGTCGACATGAAGAACGGGTTTAAGTAGAGTTCGGATTTGCAGTCATAGACGGAGAAGATTTTACGGATCATCGTGGTAGCTCCTTTTAAGATTTTTAGTTTGTATCAGTTTCGCTTCGTGTTTGATTTGTAGCCGGTCGTAAGTGTTATCGTCAAGATTTTTTTCCGCATTTAATTTGCGTTTAGATTTGACGGATTTGTACTCGTCCGGGAACAGGATTTCGAAGCGGGAGTCGTAGTAACGAGGAGTTTTGAGCTTTTTTTGATTGAGCACGATGAAGTCGTCTGGATAGACGTCAGAGGCGAACTTGTCAAACCAGTCCCGGCCAATGCCTGGACGGTTGGACATGGTTGTGTACTCGGGTTGTCGTTCCGCGATGATTTCGCCTGTGAAGGTATCGATTTGAGCATAATGCTCTAGGGCATGTTTGCCGGTAATCTTTTTCATGATATACCTGGCGACATAAGCCGCAGATTCGAAAGTAACGGAACCGATCAGGGAGAAGCCACATCCCCAGATATTATCAAGGGATTGGCTGGTGTAAAGGTCATTACCATTGACCTGTTTGAATAGGACTTTATCGGGAAAGTCGAAGTTGAAGAGGCAGGCGTGATAGTGAGGGCGTTGGAATTTTTCGCCGTACTCGCCTGCGTGAAAGAACCGGATGCGTTGGTGAGGGTAAGAGAAGCGTAGACGTTTCATGAATTTTTGGAAGTGATCCTTATGAAGAGATTTGTCAGAGGGAAGATTTAGAGAGTTATAAGTAAGAGTGATGAAACAGTTTTGATCGTAGAGTGAAGCTTCATGGACGCACCGTATTGCCCACTGGCGTGAGCGTTCGAGACGACACCCAACACATTGGCCACATGGCACAGTGACGGGTAGGTCTCGGTACCCGAGGTTTGGATTGAAAACAATGCTGCGCTTGCCACTTGGATTAACGGCCTTAGACCGCCACCCGTGGAGTGGGAAATAACAGGGCATAATTTAATCCTTTAGGATTTAGAGACGAATACCGCCACGCATTGGCATACCCATACCGTTTTTTGGATGTACCTTTTTAGCGGTTTTGGTGAACATTTTTTTGGATTTGCGGTTATTTATCTTGTGTCTTTTGAAGCCCATTTTTTACCCCTTTTTCTGTTTTGCTGTCACCTAGCACAGTTACATCTAGTGATTTACTGTGCTGCGCCGACTCAATGGTCGGCTTTTGTTCTGGATTTTTGACTTCTCCTGGTTTCCAGAGAAGAGTCGCTAACGCGACAGCTAGGGACAAAATCGCGGTGGCGGCCCAAGCCTCCAACACGCTCATTTGTCCACATGCATTATATATTTGCGCCGTTCCGCGCATTACGTATCGACTGGATACGGGTTCGCCTCGGTCAGTGAGTTGCGGCCAACGATTTTGCATTGGTCGGGGACAAAATCGCTGGGCCTCCATCACTTGACCTCGGCGTTGGGTACAGGTCCGGGTGCGGGAGCATTCGCATTTGCGACAGGAGTCGCTGGTTTTCGGGTCGCAAGACCCATAGAGATTAGTTCCTCTTGGTTCGCCGGATTTTCGCAGAACGCAAGAAATCTCGAAGGATCGCTACCGAACCGATCACGAACCTCAGCAGAGAGTCCACCGAATTGAGCTTGAGCTTTGAGAACAAGATTAAGAGCCTCTTGATAATCGGGTACATTTGAGAAGTCTCCATATTTAGGATCTTGTAGGATCAAAGAAGGCAGTACCCCTTGAGCCTGGTATTTGCGCATAATATTGTTAATATCGCATTCGGCCTTGAAGGACTGTTTCACAGTCACAGAGCCAGGTTTAGAGCATGAGAAGGGTTTGCGGACACGTTTCTCGTAGTTAGTTCGGAATTCCATTAGCGTTTCCTTTCAATTAAAATTTCGCCAGTTTCTCGATCAATAGTTCGGTCAGTACCACGACCTCCGCCGCCAAAGGGGATATATTTAGCCCCGGTATCTAGTACGGGCAATAGACGCTTTTGAATAGCGTCGTAATAAAGAGCGGGTTTAGAAGAATCAATTTCAGCGCGGCCCTTATCGCGTTTCGCCTCAGCTCCTACAGCGGGTTGACGCAGTCTCAGGTTTTCCGCCTCGACAGCAGTCTTTTTGGCTTGCTCAGTGGCAGCTTTAGCATTCGCAGTTTGGGCTTGTTGAACAGTTTCCTCAGTACGAGATTTTTGCTCGTTTAGATCCACGTTAGATTGTGTAGCCTTAGTATCATTGGAGACACGTTTGAGATCCATCGCAGAAGAGACAGCGGAAGATATACCAGAGCCCATAGCAGACATTTCATTACCCATAGTAGCCTGAGCGCCAGAGCCGGAGGACCCTGAAGGAGTAGAAGCACCACCTTGAGAGAACGCAAGCATGGGATTAAGCCCAGCTTTTCGCATGTCCTCAGTAGAGCGTTGATAGGCCGAAGAACTCATTCGATCCTGAAAAGCCATCTGCTCGCGCATCATGTCCTTTTGGGACGCGACATTTTTGTCGGATTGCGCAGCATTGGCGGCATTGGCTTGGTTTTGGCCGTACATGCCAAACATCCCGCCAATAATGGGGCCAGCAACGGCCCCAATAAGAGCATCATCAGCACCGAATACCACAGACCCTCCTTAGAAATGGTCTATAAGGCCCGGAACGCCATACGTAGGCATCGGACGGGCACATTTGAGGTGAAAGTACGAGTCGTAGAGAATATGCGGCTCAGTGGGCACAGCAGAGACTCGATCGACAGGCGGGTTCTCCTCGGTGAAGTCAGGATCAGTGAGCACCGGGAGAGCAGCGAAGTCTTGGGACAGGTGCCCGATGTCCAGAGGGTTTGACTCCGTAGCCCGG